CGGCCAACGCGACCCAGGTCGAACTCGCTACCGCTACCCTACCGGGTGTGGGCAGTCTGGTCGGCAACGCTACGCATACACCGTCAGCCAGCGCCACAATTGCCGGTGTCGGCAGCTTTACAGCCGATGCCGCAACCGCTGGGGTGCAGAGCGGCGCCGCAACCTTCGGTGGGTCCGGCTCACTTAGTGCCACAGCGGTGCTAATAGCGGCTGGAAGTGCCGCACTTTCCGGCGTTGGCCAGCCAACTTCAGCCGAAGTCGGCCAGTTGGTTACCTCGGCGACAGAACCGGGCATCGGTAGCCTGACCGCAAATATCGTCGGTCGGCTCGTCGCCTCGACCGCGCTGACCGCCGTTGGCACCATCATCGCCGATGCCACCCAGGCCGGTGTGCAGAACGGCGCCGCCACACTCACTGGACTTGGCTCGCTGACCATCGCCAATCCAATCCAGCGTTTGGCAGGGAATGTCAGCCTCGCCGGCGACAGCACACTGACCGCAACCGAGCTGGCGCGTCTGCTCGGTGCGGTAACCGTCTCAGCTTTGGGCACGCTCGCGACTGACGGTCTGCGCATTACCTATAGCGCCACGACAATCGACGGCGTTGGCAGCCTCACCGCAGTTCCGGCAAGAGCTAGCACATGCACCGCTAGTATTTCCGGCGCTGGCTCACTCACAGCAACCAGTCTCAATATTATTGCCGCGAGTAGCGCTACTGTTGCGGGCGTCGGCACCGTCACTGGCGACGGTATTCCCTGCCAATTCGGCGATGGGACGATAGCGGGCATCGGATCTGTTACCGCTACCGGCAAGCTCACCGCCGCAGTATCGGCGACACTTGGGGGCTCAGGCTCACTTACGGTTAGCGCCGGCGTCATCCGCCGGGCAGCGACCGCACAAATAGACGGTGTTGGCACCGAGACGATAACACCGGTGCAGCGCCAGGTCGCTGGGGCATTGCTTCCGGGTGATGGCCTCGCCGATGGAACGCCGGATCAGAATTGGGCATCGTCGGCGCAGATCGACGCGGTCGGCACCGCGGAAGGCGCTGGCTCTTGGCATCCATCCGCCACGCGCACGACATTCGGCGGTGCGGCGACGATCAACGCGACGCCACACGTCATTCCACCCGCTCTGGAACGACCACCCCCTGGAGCCGCCCACGCCCGCGGTCCCGGTGGAACAGCACTCGCAGCGCCACGTCGCTATAGCGGTCTCGCCGTCGGCGTTACGTAAAGGGGGTTGGCTATGACGCTGCCGGTAAGCGGTTCACCCGTCATCAACGATTACGACAGGCTGTGGAACGCGATCGTCACGCTGCGGTCCGACTGTCTGAACATTAAACAATTGACCACCGCCGGATCGTGCAGTCTGCAATGGTTTCTGCAACTCGCGCAGGACTGTCGGCAATACAACGCCATCTATGCTATCTGCACTGCCACCCCGACCTTGTCGAACGCGATTATTACTTGGGCACAACAGCAAACCCCGGGAGTGACGTTCAGCGGCACGGATTTCACCAATACGAATGCTGCGGTGCAAACCATGTTGTCGACGATCGCCGCGCAGTATCCCACGGGCTCAGGAGGCTTTCTCGCCGATCGACACTGGGATCCGGCGGAAGGCCTCGTGTGGACGACGGTCACCGCGGCGCAGGTGCCGACGGTGCTAGCCGCGATCGACGCGTTCCTGGCGACGTTGTCCTGATGTGGCCCGTCTAGCGGGGTTTCTCCGCCACGCACCACTCCTCTTTCTGCGTCTCCCGACCTACCGCGAGATCGCCATCGCGGACTGGCAGACGATGCGGCGGATCCGGACCGAGGGCGGCTGTCCGCAGCCGATCCCGGGACAGATCAGCAGCTATACGGTTATCGCCACTGTCACCGAAGCCGACGAGTGGGGCCAGGGAATTTGCGGCTGGCCTGGCCAACTCAAGGATTGTCCGAGCACTTGGTGGTGGGACGGTATCGTCCCTTGGGTTGCCGCAACCACGACGTTCGTCACCACGCCCGGCACCAATGCGACATGGTCGGTGCCGAGCGACTGGAACAGCGGCAACAACACGGTCGAGGCGATCGGCGCTGGCGGCACCGGCGGCCATGATATCGGCAGCAACGGCGGCGGTGGCGGTGGCGGTGGCGGCGCTTACGCCAAGGCGCTGAACGTCTCGCTGACCCCAAGCGGCAGTGCCACCTACACGATCGGCACGACTGCGGTCGATACGATGTTCGTCTCGACCAGCGTGTTGCTCGCCAAGGCGGGTGCCACCGGTCCTTCCGGCATCGGCGGCCAAGGCGGTCAGGCGGCGTCCTGCGTGCCGACGTTGGGGGCGTATTCCGGCGGCGACGGCAAGACCTGCAACACCGATAACGGCGGTTGCAGTGGCGGTGGCGGTGCCGCTGGGCCGGATGGCACAGGCAAGACTGGCGGCGCCAATGTGTCCAACAACGGCGGCGGCGGCGGCGGTGCAGGCGGCGGATCGTCGACTGCTGGCTCGGATGGCGCCGGGTTCACTGGGGGGAACGGCGGCGACGGGTTTAACGGCACCGGTCATGGGACCGCCAGCGCCGACGCGACGGATGGGACCGGTGGTGGTGGCGGCGGCGGCAATTTCGGAAATGCGGCCGGCAAGGGCGGCACCGGCATCGCGTCCTGGACCCAGACCGCTGGCGGGGCAACCGCTGGGGCTGGCGGCGGCGGCGGCGGCGATGGGATTTTAGGCGGTTCAGGCACAGCAAACGTCGGCGGATTGTATGGCGGCGGCGGCGGCGGTCACAGCAGTGGCGGCGCCTCTGGAGCTCAGGGCATCATCGTCACCACCTATACGGCGGGCGGCGGCACACAAACTGGTTCCGCAACCGAAGCTGGGGCAGGCACCGTTGTCGCGACAACCATCATGCGGGAGGTCGGAACCGCGACCGAGCCGGGCGTCGGCCAGCTCACGGTCAGCGCCAAACAAGTTCTCCTCGCCAGTGCCGCACTGCCGGGCATCGCCACACCTTTGGCAAGCCCGGTTGCCAGACTACTCGCCACCGCGACATTTGCTGGTTCTGGTGGCCTGACGGCGGCGCCGGTCCAAGCAGACATCGCCACCGCAACCTTCCCCGGTCTGGGTTCATTGATTTCGGCCCCGGCTGTCTGCGCCACGGCGCAGCTGAATGGCGCAGGCGGACTGACAGCATCGGCGGTTCAGCGGCAGATCGCGACTTCGACGCTTCCCGGCGCAGGGTCGGTAACGGCGTCGCCCATTCAGCGGCAGCTTGCCACCAGGACGCTCGCTGGTGCAGGCGCCGTAACCGCGGATAGCCAGCACGCCCCATCCGGTGCAGCGACCATCGCGGGTAGCGGCAACTTCGGGGTCTCCGCCACACAGGTTGAGCTTGGCGCCGCGACGTTGCCGGGCGTTGGTGCATTGATACCGGCCGGGACGCACACCCCAGCGGCAACGGCCACTTTACCTGGTGTCGGCATACTGACTGCTGCGCTTGTCCAGCGGGAGCTCGGCGCTGCGACTTTGGCTGGTGCTGGAGCTCTGTCGGCCGCCGGCATGCATATCCCGACTGCCTCTGCCACGCTCGACGGCCAGGGCACATTCGATGCCGAAGCCGCGACGGCGGGCATAGCCAGCGGGGCATCAACGTTCCACGGCCATGGGTCAGTCAACGTCACCCCGGTTCAAGCCGAAGCGGTGACCGCGGCCCTGAATGGCACGGGAAGCATAACGCCTACGCCAGTCATGTGCGCTGCCGCCACAGGGACCATCGATGGCGTCGGACAGCTAACCGCAGCCGCTGACCATTCGGTCTCGGCGACAGTAACTTTGGACGGCGTCGGCATAATCACGGCTGGACCTACTCACGCGCCATCCGGCGCGGCTTTGTTTTCCGGTGCGGCCAGCTTCGTTGCTGACGCAGCTTCGAATGCCCCGGCAGGCGCCGCGACGCTCTTGGGGCTTGGCACACTGTCGGCCGATCAGCTCAATACGATCGACGCCGCAACCGCCATACTCGCCGGTAGCGGTGCGGTCGTCGGCACCGGTATGCCGGCACAATTCGCCGACGGCGTAGAGGCGGGAACCGGGACGGTCACGGCTAGCGCCAAGCTAATCGCGGCAGGATCCGCGACAGTCGCTGCCAATAGTTCGTTGACCGCGAATAACGTTGTCCGTCGAGCAGCCGCCGTTGAGCTAGACGGTGCTGGCGAAGCAACCGGCACTCCGGTTCAGCGCATGAGTGGCGCAGGCACGCTGGTCGCTGACGCGATGGTTGTCCCCGCACCGGTGCAGCGGTTGGCAACTGCCGCCGAACTGGTTGGCGAGAGCGAGGCTGTCGGCGCTGGCTCCTGGCATCCGTCAGCGACGCGGACCACGTTCGATGGCGGCGGCGCGCTGCTGGGTAATCCGCACATCATCCCGCCCAGCCTACCTTGGGCCAGAGCTGGCCGTGGCGGCGCCCTAGCACGGACAGGAGGTGACGTGGCCTCGCCAACCAATCGCAGGTATTCAGGGCAGGCGGGGGAGCGAGAATTGGCATGACATACAGCCAAAGCCTGGAAATCACCGAGGTCGCCGATACGCAAGATCTTACCGTTTTGGCCAGAGCCAAGATGGAACTAGGGATTGCGGTTGGCGACACATCGCAGGACGATCAGCTAACGGTCTGGATTCACGAAGCATCCTCACTGATCAATTCGCAGGTCAATCGCGTGCTCGGCCGCGAAAAGGTCAGCGAGACATTCGAATGCGGATACAGCGGCCATATCGGTGGGTTATCATTGTCACGCTATCCAGTCGCTATCATCGATAGCGTTTCATGTTCTACCCAATCGCTCGCAACCACCGACTATCGCTTGGATGCAAACAAGGGTCTGCTCTATCGTAACTTCGGTCGATGGACCGGCGAGATTGTCGTTAACTATCAGGCTGGTTATCAATTGCTCGGCGAACTGCCCTACGATTTGGAACGTGCCTGTCTGCAACTGATGCGTTACCGCCAAACATCGGCGCTGCGTGATCCATCGATCCGCAGTGAAGAGGTGCCGGGGGTTTACAATGTGTCGTATTGGGTGGGCACCGTGCCCGGATCCGATGCGGCAATGCCCGCCGATGTCACCAGCATGCTAGCGCCGTATCGCGACCTTCCTATCTGAAACCTGCGGGCTGCCACTGTAATTACTAATCACAGGAGGAATGGTCGAATGGACTTTCTGGTCGAACTCCTGGATGCAGATGGCAAGGTAATGGTTCAGGACGATAAGTTCCTCGGTTACAGCTTACCGTCGCTGCTGCTTTTGCTTGCTCGCCGCGCCACCCTGCGACCCGAACTGAGTGAATGCCGCGGACTGAATGTCCGCGAATTACCTCCTCAGGTCATTGAGCCATGAACGCCGACGGGTTTATGCGCATCATCGCCGGCCAGCAAGGTCCGGTGCAGGCGATTACGATGCGTCGCGCTGGCTTCCCCGATGTTCCTTGCGCTGCAGCGGTGCTTATCGGTCGTGCTTTCGACGTAGTTGGTGATGCGCAGCAGACGCAGGACAGAGTCATGCTGTCTGACCGCCAACTCAACGCGGCGGGATGGACTGAGGAGCCGCATCACGGGGATCAGGTCATCTACCAGAATGGTCGCGTGACAGTGGTCCAAGGTCGCTCCGAGATTTTCAAAATGGGTGGTGATCGCGTATTCATCCTCCGTTGCTTAGGCGGCTAACGTGTCGCCCGATGTTTGGCAAGCGGCTCGTGCACTCATCGAAGAACGCGCCATCGCGCTGAACCTGCCGGTGCAGTGGCCAAACGCCGACTTCGTCACCCCACCGCCGCCATCGCTCTGGCTAGCGATCGATCTCGCGGCCGAGTCGGCCGAAGCCATCGAACTCGGCATTCACACGTGGATGGAAACTGGCAGCGTCTGGCTGCACCTCATGGTGCCGCTGAATAGCGGGATCGATACCGCGCTTGTCTATCGCAAGTCACTGGCCACCGCATTCCGCGTAACGCCTCCCACCAACGTCGGACTCTACTGGGACCGGCACACGTTCGATCCGCTGTCGCCCGACGATGGCGTATGGCGGCGTCTATCGGTGGCGATATCCTATCGCTTCACCGACATCCCCGCCCTGGGCGTTGAAGCTGCCGCAGCATTTCCGGGCGTCGCCGATATGGATGCCACCGCAGCGTAGCGCGTTTTCTACGCACTAATCTTATCTTTGATTGGAGTCACCCACATGAGTGGTAGCACCACCGTGCCGACGATGGACGCATTCAATGCGGTCGTATCCAAGGTGGATGCGCTGAACAACCGCGTCACCGTGCTCGAGCATGGCAATCCTCCGCCCCCACCACCACCGCCGCCGGATAAGAAGCCATCGGCTGATGGCACCACGGTCACCAACACGACCGGCGAAATTGTCGACGGCAAAGGGCGGACGTTCAAGCTCACCGGCCCGGCAAGCAACTACCAAATCAGCACCGACGGCGCGGTCTCTGGCGGGATGGTCGTGCGGCTCTATGCCAAAGGCGGGCTCTGCTACCAGGAGAATGTCAACCACGACTGGTGGGTGATGCCGCTTGCTGCGACAACCTACGGAGACGACGACTGGGTTGGATGTCCTAATCCCACCGGCGTCGCTCCTCCGCCACCGCCCCCACCAACGCCTCCTGGGCCAGTCGCTGGTGTTCCCAAACCCGCCGCTGATGTCGGCTTTACCAAGCTGACGCATGGTCCGGATGTCACGCTGGGAAAGAACTGGTTTGCGGTCCCCGGTGCATCGAACGGCGTCGTCCAAGTCTCCCCAGGAGTGGTCAGGGATAACGGCCCGATCAACGGCGGCAATTGGCACTACAACTACCACTTCGGCACCGAACGCAATGACAACGGCAAATTTGGCGGCGTTGGCTTCGGTGGTGGCGGCTACTTCGAGATCATCATGTCGATCGAAGGTAACATCGGTGGCTGGCCCGGCAACGGCACCGGGTGGCCTGCATGGTGGACCGATGCCGTCGAGGGCGCCTACGACGATTTCCCCAATCCACCTGGGCCAAAGATGCAACATATCGAGTATGATGCCGCTGAGTTTCTGCCCAAATCAAACCGCGACTACAGCGCCGGCATCATCCACTGGACCGATGCGCTTTCGCCACCTGACCAATTCAACAACAACGCCATCGGACAGGACAGCCACGTACAGCTTCCGTCCAACAACAACTTCGCCGCGCGTCATAAATATGCTTGGCTGTGGGTGCCAGCGACCAGCACGACCAAAGGTTATATCAAGAACTACTTTGATGACCAACAGGTCGGCGCCACCTACACGTGGACGCCCTACGTCAGTGGCGACGCGCCAAACACTCCCGGCGATCCACCGTGGAGCATCATGGACCGCCAGCACTGCCGGTTGATGATCGGCACCTGCGTCGAAAACCCGCTGACGGTTTATAGTGTGTCCGTCTGGCAGAAAGACGACAGCCACAACATCCGGCGCGGTGTATCGATACCCGGATAACGCCGGCCTAAAGCCCCCCGCTCATAGCTGCTTCGCCGACAGCTTATTCATCGGCGAAATCTGAAAGATCGACGGTCTATCTGATCAAGCGGCGCCCCCCGCGCTTGGTCGATACGCCGCTGTAGCGCCCGCCGGCTGCGTCAAGTCCCGGCATTTCTTCCACACAGACGGAGGGCAATGCCGTGGTTGCGACAACCGGCTACAAAGCTGCTTTAGAGACTAATGGCACGCAAATCTCTTATGGCATTGAAGCCGCATGGGGAACAGCGGCGGGGCAATTTCAAGCGATACGCACTGTATCGAGCACCCTCGCAGGTGCCCGCACCACGCAACGACCGTCGGAAATCACCAGCACGCGCGAGGCGGCACAAGAGGTAACCACGCAGATCACTGCGGGTGGGACCATAAACTACGCGTTCAGTTCAACAACGTTCGACGATATCGTGTTTGCCAACGTGCTGCAGAATGAGTGGGGTTCAACGATCTCCATCAATGGCTCGAGCGGTGACATCACACTGACCATATCCTCTGGCATGGCGACGCTATCGTCCTCCACGCCGGGTAAGTTCGTCGGGCTGATCAATAAGCAGTGGATCCGTCTGCTTGGCTTCTCGCTTGGCGCGACGCTGACCGATGGAACTGTCGCCAACAATGGTTGGTGGTTTATCGACAATCGCGGATCCAGCCCGGATAATGTCCTAAGCTTGATCGGTCCTAATCTGGCATCGGCGGTAACCGAAACGCCTACGGGATCGGCGGCGAAAGTGCGTGGCTGCACAATTAAGAACGCATCGGTATGTCGGACCTTCTTCTTGGAGCAGAAGCTGGATACCGCGTTGTTTTTACAATATCCGGGATCGTATGCGGCACGCGCGACACTGACCGGAGGGCTTGGAGCGTTCACCACCGGAACCGTCGACTTGGTAGCCAAGACCGAACAGAAAGCCACATCGTCATCATCGACCGGCGCGGTGCTCGCAGCACCAACCGGAAGGGTGATTGATCCGGTCGGCGGCTTCATTGGCGCATTTTGGAACGGCGCCGTCTTGGGCACCTGCGTCGAGAACTTCGCCATCACGATGGAGAACACTGGCGCGGCATCGGAATTCTGCATGGGTGATACCGCAGCGCACGGCATCCTGACGGGGACTTTTACCGCAAGCGGAACGATGAGATGCTACTTCAACGACTTTACGCTGTTCGATAACGTTCTAACTGAAACTACCGGTGAATTGTCTTTCCTGCTTAAGGACTCCACCGGCTATTCCTATGCCTTCACCTTCCTCGATGCGCGGTTGAACGGCCGGATTGTAATCGGCGGACCCGGGCAACCGGTCTCGGCCGAATACACCATCTCGGGCGGCCCGACCACTGCTGGCACGTTCGTCATCGATAGGATGGCCGCTTCGTAATCGAATGGTTGCCCTCGGCTGGGGGCGATCAAGGGCGGTGAAGGTTTCCTCCCCATCGGAAGACGGACCCGCCTGGGCGCGGTGGTAAGCCGGGGGGCCTCGCCACCGCGCCTTTCTTATGTTCAACAGGAGAATATGCTTGGTTAAGCTATCAGACTTCGTTACGGATCCTCGAGCAATGCTCGATGGCATGTGGGTCAGGGTAGACCCAGCGAAATACGGCGAGTTGGAAATCCTATCCTGCGGCTTTACCGACGAGATGCTGGACGCCCGCGCTGAACTGGAATGGGCGGCGGCCGATAGGCTCGGGGTTGATCGCAATCGGTTGCCTAACGCCGAACAGCGACAGGTCAACGCCATCCTGCTGGAGCGCTATCTGATCAAGGACATTCGTGGCCTTGAGGATGATGACGGCAAGCCGATCAGCGTCGAGCAGTTCCATCGCTTCATGCATCAGCCGGGTTATGAGAACCTGTCTAACGCTGCGTGGCAGGCAGCGCGGCGCATTTCGACCACCACCGCCAAGCAGATGGAATCCGCCCTGGGAAACTCACTGAAGCCCTCAATCAAGAACTCGAATGGGGCCCCTTTAGGCGCAAATACCAAGGCATAATTCCTGAGGCCGAGCTGCCGCAGAAGCCCGACGTGCACCCGCGCTGGGTTTGGATATGGCGGGTGTGGCACCGGCTGTCTCCTGACCAACCGTATCATGGCGGCGGCATGGGACCTCCGGTTCCGGGCAATATACCGTGGCGTGATCTTCGATTGTGGGCTGATACGCACGACCTGACGCGGGGGCAGTTCATGATGCTGGATGTCTGTGTCCGCAAAATGGATGAAGCATATCGAGACTGGGTGCGAACGCGTCAGGAGCGCGAGCAAGAGATCACCAAAGAACAGCAGCGCAAGGCTCGCTAAGTGGCCCAGCTGGGTGATGCGCTGCGTAAGCAGATCGTGAGAGTCAAACTCAATGGTCCGATCTCACCCAGGCAACTTGGTAGACTGGCGGGAACCATCGCCAAGACACGGCATGCGGCGCTGGTCGCTGATGGCAAACTTCCTGAGGCGAACATTCGCTTCGTCGATGGGGTTCAGGGTGCGCCGGAAACCTCCGTCAAGATTTCCGTGGGAAAACCAGGGATCATCCGATACGAAGGATCGTCGCTATCCCAGGCTGTAGCCTACGCCCTGAAGGCCGCGCGCGAGGCGTCGCAGCGCATCAGCCGATCCGGAACCTATGCGGCGTCTTGGCGCATCTTCGTCAATGGCCAGGAGGTCATCGATGAAGCGCGCATTCCTCCTAATGCGCAAGAAGCCATCGTGGTGAACATAACGCCGTATTCGCGATTCCTCGAACAGGCCATCGGGCGAGGCATGAAACGCGCCCCTTACCTGATCACCGAGATCGTGACGCGGGCCACCAAGTCACAGTTCTCCGGTCTCATGGTCAGCCGTAGGTTCGTGTCGTTGTCCGGCGCGTCCAGCAACCGGTTCCCAGTGCCGTATCATGTCGAGCGCCTCGGCGGCGCCGAAATGCTTTATCCAGCCGTTGTTCTATCAATGAAGGGGGTCTGATGCAGAACATTGATCCCCTGGCGACCTAAGATGTCCGGCACATTCCAAAGTGGCACATACACCGAAACGTATCAATTCGTCGGCGAGTTCGTCGATCGGGTAACTGCGCCCGCTGATCAGGCCAGTGTATCGCTGGATAACGTCGGCACGGCGGCAACCGATATGGGAGCGCAGGTTAAGGCCGCAACCGATGCGGTTGACGCAGGCTTCCAAAAGGTGGGCGCTTCTGCTACTGCGTCGGCCAGGGGCTTTAATGTCCTGCAGCGGGCCATCGATCCACTCGGTGCACAGTTACGTGTCGCGGAAAACAATCTCTCACGGCTGAATACGAGGATAGCAGAGGGAGGCGCGGACCTAAACAAGTATGCATCACTGCTGCCTCTCGCCATATCGCGAGTTGATGAATTAAGAAAGCGCCACGACGAACTTGCGCAGTCTCTCAAGAGTTCCGCTCAAGCAGCGCTGAATCAGACCTTGGGCATAAAACTCCCAGGATCGGACGAGGATTACAAGGCTCGCGCGGCTGATATCCAGGCATATGGCAACTCGCTCGATGCGTTACGGGCAAAATTCAATCCAGTATTCGCGCTATCGAAACAATATGAGAATACGCTAAACGAGATAGCCAAAGCACAGAAGGTCGGCGCCCTCAGCACGAATGAAGTCACGGCCGCCCAGGAGAAGGCAAGACTAAATTTCGTTGCCGCTACCCAGGCGGCCGAGGTCCATGATCGGGTAATGACCGTTCTCGACAGTAGGAACCGCCAGGTCTCACAAGGCCTGCGAATTATGTCGCTGCAGTGGATTGATCTTGTCCAAGGCATCGGCAGCGGCATGCCAATTTGGCAAACCCTGGTTCAGCAAGGCGGCCAAGTCTACCAGGTAGCGCAATTGATGAACGTCGGATTTCGTGACGTGGGGACCTATCTTGCCAACCTAGTCTCTCCTGGGAAGCTTGCGGTCACCAGTATCGTCGCGGTCGGCGCTGCACTGGGCGCGATGGCTATCTATGCAGAGTCGACCAACCGCAGGCTGGGGGAATTGCGCGCCGAGCTATCGGCGTCGCGCGCTGACTTCGAGACCATGGCGAAGGACGTCGAAAAGTCTGCCCGCCAGGTAGCGCGGGCAACCACGGCGTCGTTCAAAGAGGCCAGTGAGGCGGCGCAGACGATCGGCAGCACCCGGGCGTTCACCGGCACGCAGCAGGACCTCGCTGATCTGACAAAGACGGCGGTCGATCTGGCCAAGGTCATGGGCACCGACATTCCAGCCGCGAGCAAGCTGTTGGCACAGGCCATGACCAACCCGGCGGCGGCACTAAAGACGCTGTCTGAGGGGGAAAAGCCGCTACAGACGGTAACGGTCGCGCTGCGGCTGCAGGTCGATGAACTGGTCAGGGTCGGCAAGTTCGCCGAGGCGGCCAAGCTGGCAGTCGATGCACTGAAGGCATCCAGCAGCGAAGCCCCCAAGCAAATGACGCCGCTGCAGAACGCCCTGCATCAGTTATCCGAAGCGCTCAGCACGGTGGGCGAGGACGGCAGGTCGTTCTCGAAGGTGATGGGAGAAGCCTTCACCGACGCGGCGGCGGCGGTGATTGGCTTTGCCGCCAAGGCGATCAACGCCCTGCGCGATTTCCGCGATTATCTCGCCAAGCCGTCGCCAAATGTTAAGCAATCCCTCGGCATCGGCGAAGTCGGTGAGTTCGGGCAGGTTAATCCGACGCTACAAATGACGCCGGGGGGTGGGATCAGCGTCAGCAACATCAACCCCACGGCGCTGCAATATCGGCTACAGGCGCAATTTCCGTCGCTGTTCACGCAGGGCGGAAGCCCACTGCTCGGTCCAAACGTCCCGGGGCAGGGACAGGCCGTCGGCCTCATGCAGTTGATGCCGGGGACCTATGGCGGATTGGGCTACTCCAGGGACGCCGTGACCTCAACGGCGGGCGGCAATCTCGCCGCTGGCCTGAACTACATCAACCAACTCTATGGCGGCGGACAGCGCGGCGCGTCGGAGATTTCCAACATCTATGGCGGTGCTACCAGCCCAAGCGCGCAAGCCGCCCGAGCGTCCGCCATCGGCTCCGCCGATATCAGCAAGCTGCCATCCGATGTGGTGGGCGGGATCGAATTCATCGGCCAGATATTCGGCTGGCCCGATTGGTTGATTAAGCTCGCCAAGCAGACGGCCTACGTCGAAAGCCATGGACAACAGTTTTCTGGCGGGGAGACGGGTGGCGGGTTGGGCGCGACTGCCCCGGCCGATCGTCGCAGCGCTGCAGCGAGCATCTATGGCGGCGGGCAGGATGAAGCCGCTGCCATGCGGGGCATCGAGGCCGCTAAAGATATAAAGCTGCAAGCCGACGAAGTTAAGCGGCTCACGCTTATTCTGGATGACCTGACTGCGGCACGTCAGAAGGCGCGTGACGATAAAAACGTAACAGAAGAAAAGCGCCTGACCGATGCGATCACGGTCCAGAAGGACGCGGTCGCCAACGCCGAGAATGTCCTACGGAAGGAGACGCAGGCCCTCCAGGATCAAGCCAAGGTTGCTGGCATCGTCGGCCAGGCCAACAAGGAACTGGCGCAGATCTATATAGCGGCAGCGCGGGCACGCGAAGCCGGTCGTGGCGCCACCGATGCGCAAGTGCAGGAGCAAGTCGCCGCCCTTACCGAGAAGCAGAACTCGGCGTTTAAAGATCAGAATGCAATTCTAGATCAGACGATTGCCGCAAATAATGCAGTTGCTGCATCGTGGGAGAATGGTGCTGTCGAAGCTGCTAAGGCCACCGCAAAGGCCGAAGCGCACAAGCAGGTGATGGATACTCTGGCCACATCAACGCATGATGTCGCTGCAGCCGAGGATGAACGCACGAAGAAAATCCTTGAGGCTGCGTCGGGCCAGGAAAAGCTTAATGCGACGAAGGAAGCGTCGCAAATCCGCGATCAGATCGGCCTCATCCAACTCGAATCACAGACGCTTGGGGAAAACAACGACCAACGCGCATTGGCCATTCAGCATCGTAAAGACGAAATCGATGTGATGAACCAATACGCCCACAGATCCGAGGAAGAGCGCGCGGCAATAGTGGCTAATCGCGACGCGCTGGCACAATCAACTCAGGCCCTGCGGAACCAGACGCGAGACGTAGATACCGTCGCCAATTCGTTCCTCTCCGCCTTCGATACAATCGGCAATGCCATCACCGAGGCCTTTGTCCAAGGCAGCGCGAGTGCCGTCAACTTCGGCAACGTGATGAAAAGCGTTGTGTCGGCGATTATCCAGCAGTTCCTCCGGCTTGCGGTCATCAACCCGATCATCAATTCGCTGTTCGGAGGCATTGGTGGCCAATCACTACCCGTGCTTGGCGGAGTGCTCGGCTCAGTGGTCGGTGGCGGCACCGGGATAGCGGAAGGCGGCACAGGTAGCAGTGGCTTCGGCGGCTTATTGCAGATCGGCGGTTTGGCCTCGCAGGGTTACAGTCTGTTCGGCGGTGGCGGCGGCCTCGGCAACATATTCTCCGGCACCGGCTTTCTTGGATCAGGCGGCGCCGCAGCCAATTTTCTCGCCACGCCGTTGTTTGGCTCGGTGTCCGGCGCTGCCACCAATTCGGCGCTTGCGGCTTCTGGTTTCGGCATAGGTGGTGCGCCGGGCGTAGCGACGGCTGGAGCCTATACCGCGGCGGGTGGCTCCATTCCGCTGACCATAGGCGGAGCGGCTACGGGCCTCGGTCTCGGCTTCGGCCTCGGCAGTCTTGCTGGCGGCCTGCTGCAAAGCTCGCTCGGTAAGACAGGCCCCGGCCCGATGATCGGCGCTGGACTTGGCGCGGCCGGTGGCCTGGCTGGCGGCGCGCTCGCCGGTGCGGCGGCCGGATCGGTGGTTCCGGTCATCGGCACAATTATCGGTGCCATTGCAGGCGGGCTGCTAGGCGGCGCACTCGGGCCTAAGCCACCCAGCCCATATTCTGCGACCTTCGTGGGTCTCGGTAACAACGGCTTTCTGGAGGCGTATCCCGGTCTCTCCGGCAATCAGATCACGCCGTCAAACTACCAGATGGTCGCCAACGAGGTTTCAACCTTCAACCAGAACCTCGGCAATCTTGGCGTGCGGGTTAGCGGCATATCATCACCACCACCCGCCGGCGCTGCCGGTGGCCTCGGTTTCTTCGGCCAGGCCAAGAATCCCCAGGGTCTAGCGGGCGCCTCAGTCACCGACGCATTCTCGAGATTGCGCTTTGGCGCACAGACCACAGGTTATGGCGCCGAAGAGACGGACGTGCTGAACCGTGCGCTCGATCGCACCTTCTCGTCATTCGCCGAGCTTGCGCCGGTTGTGGAAAAGGTGCGCACGTTCATGGAGCGCACGCTGCCGAGCATGCGGCAATACGGCGAGAACATCGGCTCTCTGCAACAGGCCATCAATCAGATCTCAGCGGCGTTCAATCCCGCGATTGCGACGGCCCACGATTTAGGCTTCGCCGAGCAGGAACTGACCGACAAGCGCGACGCGCAGATCGCCAAGGTTACCGAGCAGGCCAACGCCGCATTCGCTGTGACCCAGCAGGGCTATGCATCGCGTTTTGCCACCGCAGCCGCTGCGCTATCCGGTAACTCCGCGCAGGTTGCGGCAGCTAATCTGCAAGCCTTCGATCTTCAGTCGAATGCTGAGCGTAAACAACTCACAGATAACCTTACCCAAACGTATGGCGACGCGATCAAGACATCGCAGTTCTATGCCGATCAGATCGTCGGCCTCGACCGCGCGTTGGCCGCAGAGAGGTTGGTGATAATCAAAGATGCGGACGCCGCGATACTCCAGCAGCAACAGCAAGCTGCCGAACAGCAACGGCTATTGGCAGAGGCCGCAGCGCAGGCCGATGTATTGCGGGGTGATCTAAACGCGCGCCTCGCGGCCGCTCAGGCAACAACGCCAGCAGAGATAACGGCAGCCAATCTCGCTGCCTTCGATCAGCAGGCCAACGCCCAGAGAAAGCAGCTGGCGGACCAATATCAAACCCAAGCTTACTATGCCGACCTGTCGGCGCGGTTGGAGACCACGCTCGGGGCAGAGCGTCTCAAAATACAGACGGCCGCGAATGACCAAATCATCCAGCAGCAACAGCAAGCGATGGAGCAAGCGAAGCAGACCGCGACGGGGTTAGTGACATCGCTGGCGGATTACGTGCGCGGGTTAAAGTTCGGCGGACAATCCCCGCTCGCTCCTAACCAGCAACTTCTCGAAGCATCGCGGCAATTCGGGGCCGTCGCTGGTGCGGCAATGGCGGGCGACAGTAACTCTTTTGCGAAGCTGCCGTCATACACGGATGCCTACTTGTCTGCGGCGCGCACAACCTACGGTAGCGGCCTAGGGTATGCTACACTTTTTCAGCAAATTACGGATATATTGGCCTCAGTTGCCGAGGTTCCTGTAGATATGTTAACAGCCAGTATTTACGTAGTCGAAACTAGAACACAAACCGCTACTTTGGAGGCGGCCATCCAGAATCTCCAGAATGAGGTAGCCGGCCTGCGCGGCCAGTTAGCGGCTGGCTCGGCAATGCCAGACCGCCTTGCTGCTTGAGTTGAGAGATCAGTGGATTGTCTCCTCGCGAGATGCGCCTTTTCGCAGAGTCGGACATCCTTGCGCGCGTTTCGCTAGAGAATATGCGCCGCTTGCGGCAGTCCGGACACCATGCCGTGGATCGCCGAGCAAAAGATGAAGAAAAAAAGCTGTTATATCCTCGCTCCCACTGATGGCCATTGGCGCACTGAAACCTTAGAACAGTCTGCTTTTTGTCGAAAAAGGTTAAAGATAGACATACGCCGCCTTGGCTCTCTGCGAACTCCTTAGCCCTCATAAACCTAGCGTCTCGTTGGGACAGGATAAAACATTGACCGCACCAGCTACCGCGTGTCTTAACGCTCCAAAAAGTTGCACGAATCGGATGCCCTTCTAGGCATTCCCAATTCATCGGCTTCTTGTTGCCGAGATATTCCGTCGATACAAGCCTCCCACCCCTAGAGGCCGCGAAGGCTTGTGCTTCTTCAAGGGACCCAACGCGCTTTCTTAATTTTGCGCATTTACCGCACCATTCACCATACTTGATGATGCCAACCGGCAGTGAAAAGACGTGCCCGCTAGCACATCTCCATGTCAAGTTATCGCGTGCCCTCCGATAGGTAGTAGAAACCAGTTCTCCGCCATTCTTGTGCGCTAGCGCTAACATCTCAGCCGTGACAGGCTTCTCTTGCCCAAGCAAGTCAATACTAGGCACCTGTGCCAATCGGCTCTTCCACCCGCGAATAGGCTTCAACCCAGCGCACGAAACTGCAAACTCGACCTGCTTTATGATTTTCATCTTATCTGGGAAGCCGATAGGCGCCACAACGATAACCAGCGACACGCCATTCTCCCAACAGCGCCTGCGCTTTTCGTCATCCTTTTCCTGCGTAGAGACAGTAACCCTTTCTCCTAGATGTCTCTGTGGTTCGAAATGTTGAATGCCTTGGTATTCAAAGGCGATGCCTAGGCTCTGGTTGTATCCATCCAACTCTAGAATGCTGCGCTTACTGCGCCGCAAGAAGTCAGGCCTGGACTTTGGGAAGGGAGCTCTGAACAGCGCTTCCATGGTTGCTCTACATATAACCTCGCCTCTCAAGGGGCCCCTGCACTCGAGGCACCATGTCCCTGCTCTATTACTGGTGCCTTTGACGTTGCCCCATGCAGCAGTCCAGTTATGCCCGTATGAGCAGCGCCATAAATATTGGTGATTTCTGGAGATGTAGCTATCCGAGAGACACTCTCCGCCCAATCCTGCCGCATGAGCTTTTAGGTCTTCAATCGTCCATACCTTACGGTCCGGCGCAATCATATCTGCGCCCTTCCAGAATCTCTGGTAGTGTTTTACGCAAAGGTTCCTGGTTTTCGATTTGCGGCCACAGTTTGGGAACTGGCAGGTCTTCGGAGGGCGCCGCCGCAACTCTCCGGTTGACACATCTAGCGGCTGACCGCGCTGATTTCGGATATAGTGTTTTAGGCAGTAGCCGCGAGCAGCGTGCTTCCTGTTGCAGTCCCCGACCGAACAGGTTCGCACTGGCCGAACTGAATCATCGCAGAACAGCGAAGGCTGCGTTGGCTCCGCATCGGTGATGAGTTGCGGAAGTATGCTGCTAGCCATAAGGCTGTCGTCAGCCATGTGGCGATGTCTCCTCATCCCTCGTGGTCAGGGGACGGATCGGCGTTAGAGCGCTGCCCGTCCCCGTTTCGTTCTAGGCTGACATCTGGCGGCTAGCAAGCTTTCAGCCAACCGGCCCCGCCGAATGCACGAGCGCTTGGAATTCGTGGCTCGCGATAAACAATCGGATCGCATGGCGCACGGCCGCAGTATCAGCGACGTTCAACGGCTGCGATGCACCACTAATCCTTGATACACCCGTAGTTGTCGTCCTTAGGACGACGGTCCTGCTGGCAGGGTCGAACACCTGCCACTCAATCGCGACAGCGGAGTCGGCTGATCCGTTGGTCAGATCTCCGAACCCACCCATCGGGAAGCACGCGTTGTCATGCACATCAATGACGCGGCCTGCGATACGGATGGCGGTCGGGTTATCGTCAGCCGTGGCGAACAGATCGCCCGGCGGATTGATCAGCGGGTAGCCGTTCATAGCGAATTCCTCGCGGATGATTTCGAGCGCCACCTCACTCGTCGAGTTAAACGCATGTGCGTTCAGCGTCGCGTGTGGGATACACAACAGACCGAGGGCAATCACCCCATTCTGGTGGCCGAGCGGAAGCTGGAGCACCAGTTTCTGGACAGCGATGGGTCGCATATTGGCGTCCGCATGTGGCACGTAAACCTCTGGCACGGGTGGTGGCGCTGAGACGCACCCAGCTAGCGCGCCCAATGTTAGCGCCGTTGTAGCTAGAATGATGAACTTACGCATTGTTCCCTCCTGTTGGAGGATCTCTAGCATAATTGTTATGCGTTGCACAACAATTCAGTGACGTGCGGCTGCTTCCGTAGCGAAGCATAGCGGCCTCCCCGACCAATCGATTGAGATCAATAATGAAAGGGCACACCATTGGAATATGGTTGGGCCGGCAGCGGCAGCTATTTAACCGCACCAGTTACCGCACTATCGACTGAATTAACCGGCCTCGCATCGTCATCTGGCGATGTGTTGGCGGTCTCGGCGCCGTTCGCCAACTCGCAAGGCGCGGTCTGGGCCGACTTGGAGTTTATCGCCGGTGGGACATGTTCCCCCGGCGTTGATGCGTTCCTTGAGGTATGGATCCTCCGTTCACTCGACGGCGGCCTGACGTTCGAAGACGGTTCCTCCACGGTCGCTCCCGCGCGCGGTCCGGATGCGACCATCGAAATCAATACCGGCACGAGCATAACCCCGCACGCGGGATATCCAGGCGTCATGCTGCCGCCGGGGACATTCAAGGTTGCCCTACGCAATCAAATGGGCGTCGCCATTCCGTCCGGTTCCTCGGTGCGCTTTGCCGTCTATTCCGAGGGCTCTGGGGCCGATAGCGCGGTTTTGGCCGGTGATGCCACAGGCACCACCGCGCTGCGCATTGCCGACATGATGGAGCGCTTCGGCGTCGTCACCTATTCGCAGTCAGTTGCCGGGACCAATCCGTGGGGAGCCGGGGTCAGCAACTACACCACAGACTCGGTGATCCAGGCGCTTACCTACCTGACCGCCAATAGCGGCATGCGCTGCAACATTCGAGAATACCACGTTGCTGGCCGCGACACCGGCGGCGGCTCAAATCAGCTGTCCTGGTGCCCGACCGTCGCTGCCTCCACCGGCAGTAAGTTTTCCGTTTCTTTACTGCGCGGTGCAGTCGCCGCCGATGCGACATCGCTCGCAGCAATGGCAGTTTCATCGGCCGACGGCACGGGCTGGATGGCCTGGGCCGAAGGTTTGAACACGCCAAACGACGGCAGCGTCTCCGCGGCGAACTGCGTCACGGTGCAGCAAACGCTGTATAACGGCGTTGCAGCGACCCGAGATAGGACGAACCCTGTCACCGTCGCCAGTCCGTCGTATACATACAATACGCTGCCTCCTGAGACCTCGACGGCAATCGCCAGCTATCTCACCACGCAGCAAAAGTCTGATCTGCTGGCATCATCCTCGCTCGCCTCGGTGCGGTTCTTCCCAACGCTTGATCCAGAGGCGGACGACAGTTCCAGCCGCGGTGGCAATGCTGATGACGTAGCGCTGGGCCACGGTGTCTACTTCGGCAAGCCACTAATCCTTGGTGAGTGGCATCCGACCTCGGGGAATACTGACAGCCCAAGCCATGCCACCGACGATAGCTTTGGCGCGCTCTATGCCGCGCTCGGCATATTGAACTTTCATCGGCTCGGCTACGAGGCGTGGTTCTACAAATCTCTGTTCGATATCGGCCAGAGTGGTGACAGTCCGTTTGTGCGCGTCGGCCTGTTTCCCAATAGCGGCAGCGACACACCGCGGCTGCCTGCGCGCACCATCCGTGCGATGTATGCGCTGACCGGAGATAGCGGATCCAAGAAACGCACCTTCCGGCCATCGAAGTTAGACTACACGATCACGGGCCTGCAGGCGCCAGGGTCCAATGCGACGCCATGGACCGGCGGTCACCATCGTCTGTATCAGAATTCAGGCGGCACATTTTTCCTGTTCATCTGGAACGAGCAGCGGCCGATACTCGGCAGCGGCGCCACCATTACGGTCAGTTTCATCCGATCTATGGCGCGGGTCGTGCATTATGATCTGACCACCGATGCGACGACCGCGGAGACTCCGGTTGCGACGTTGACCAACATCGCCACGCTGAACTTCTCGCTGACCGCGTCGGTGCATCTGTTTGTCATATCCCCACAGGGATCGATTATTCCCACCGAAAGTGCGCAGGACACCACCCTGACCACGGCAACTGGGGCGATTTATGACGCGGCTGGCGTTGCCTATACGCTGATCAACAATCCGCCCAACGGCTTCCAGGTCAATCACGCGGGGCAGACCGACGGATCCAATATCGTCCTGCTTCTCTATCACGATCATGCCGTTTATTGGCAGACATCGACCAACTCCTGGGCGGTTTGGTCAGGCAGCACTTGGGTAACAGTTCCAGGCGACCCGCGCATCGTCTTGAGTGAAAGCCCAGAGGGCCTGACGATTACTGGGCCTGGAACGACGATATTTGCATCGCAGACCCCTGGCTCTCCTGCAGGCGCCTCGCTTGACCAGTTCACCATCAACTCCAGCGCGCAGATGGTGCGAAATGGCGTCGCCGATGCCGGCACGGCAAACGTCATGCAGGCCTACTATCATAATCATACGGTATATATCCAGCAGACCGCGGGAAACGCCTTTGGCACGCCTGGTTGGTCGACTTGGAACGGCGCGACGTGGGTCGCAGTGGCAAATCCGTTCGGCACCGTGGAATCACCCGAAGGCACACAAGTCTCAAGCATCGGGCCGACGATCAATGCCTCGGTAACCCCAGGCACGGCATCGAGCACGGTGCATGTCTTTGCGCTCGTCCAGGGCACGCAACCTGACAATCCAGTTTTCCAGATGACCTTCGATGGCACCCTGGATACCGAAAGCTGGGGCGTCGATCTGCTCTACTACCACAATCATCAGATCTACGAGCGCACGATCGGTTCCAATTCGCTCGGCAGTCCGGCGTGGTATGTCTGGACAGGGCCTGGAATGTTCGACTGGACCGATACATCTAATCCGATCCCAGCGGCACCGACCGAGACGACCAGCGGCACCTATGTCACCACCGCAGGAACGATCATCTATGCATCACTGACGCCAGGCCAGGTAGGCGGCATCGTTCTTGACCAATGGGCTATAACTTCGAGCCGCACATTGAACCGCAACGGCTCGCCAGACGGTTCGTCCAGTAACGTCGTCGCTATCTACTACGCCTCACACTTCCTGTATCGCCAGGAATCCACCCCTAACACGCTCGGCGATAATCCTGGTTGGTGGCAATGGAACGGCTCCGGCTGGATCGACGTGCACGACCCGCGCCCAGTCAATCCCGCCATTACGATCGCCAACATCCCGCAGGTCATCGAGGGCCAAACATTTGGCGTGAGTGGCACGCTGCAGGGACAGGCCACACCTCCAGCACTGCAATACCGCGATGGCGCTGGTGCATGGGTAGCGCTGCCGGCCGGGGCGTCGGTCTCGACGACGGCGTTCAGTTTTACCCATCCGGCGATGACGACAACTTCCGCAGGAGCGCCTCCACTCGCGGCTGCGCAAGGCTACAACATGCGCACCCTCGGGCCGCTGCCAACGCTGAACAGCAATTGGTTCGTGCAGCCCGGCTACAGCGTATTTCAAAACGCCAACGGATCCATGACTGACCCTGGTCCCCAGGGGGCTGGCTATGGCGCGAACGACCATGTGCGCACTTGCAGCCCGAATGGAACGAATTTCCATGGCAGCGCATTCGGCGGCGGCGGCTATTTTGAAATCGATATGGCGTTCCAGAACAACTCCTCGTCGCAGACGGGGAGCGGCTGGCCCGCATGGTGGGCCAATAATATCGAAGACGCGTTTAACGACACGCCGGGATTTCTTCCAGAAGGCATTGGCATCGAATATGATGCGGCGGAATTCTTGGACCAAATTCCCAGCCAAGGCGGCACGATCAACGCCGGCATCATCCTGTGGGACCAACCCGGCCATATGTGGACATCGCTGGATAATGGCCAGCCCGGCGGCATGACCCCGCCCTCCGACCTGAGGCAGCGGCATAAATATTCGTGGCTCTGGGTGCCTGCAACAGGAAGCACGCAAGGCTACATCAAGAATTACATCGATGGTGTGCAGCTCGGGAATACCTACACCTGGAACCTATACGACGTTAGCCGCGGATGGGCCGAAACGCGAGATGTCGATCCATGGTCCCCGATGGACGCTCTTCGCTTCAAGTTGATGATTGGCACGAACGACGAAAATCCGTGCACGATTTACACAGTGTCCGTCTGGCAAAGGGACGATAGCCAGAACCTTCGCGTCGGCGTCGCTCTACCGAGCCAAGGTGGCGGCGGCAGTGGTGGAACGTCATCGGTCAGCGTTCGGCTTGCAGCAAATACTGCCATCCAAGCGACGTCAAACACGTTCAACATTGTCCCCGCCGGAGCGATGACGCTGACCGGCATTACGCTCTCTGGCACCACCGTGGTGGCGGGATCCGGTGCTGGCACACCGATTGGCAATGTCGCTGTCCAAGCAACCGGCGGCACCTTCTCAGGCACGCTCTCGGTCAACGATACGACGCACTTCCGCTTTGTCGGTTCTTCACTGCAATTGGCCACCACGCTGGCCGCCGGCAATTACCCGATCAACATCACCGCGACCCAGTCAGGCGCGTCCGCGTCACCGATGGTCAGAGCGTTCACCATTCAGGCGACGACCTCAAGCAACACCACTGTGAACTTCTCGGCGCCTACTGGGAAAACCCTGCTCAAGACGATGTGGGGCTTTTCTTGCAGCATCTATGGCGGCCAGTTCTTCAGCAACGCAACATTCCGCAACACCGCCAACACGTGGCTGAAACCCGCGTGCCTATGGTTCAACACGGACTGGAACCTCGACACCGACTACGCCAACGGCAATATGGGAACCATCAATGCGCTGTTGGGTAACTACCGCTCGTTCTGTCAGACCGGCGTGCGCGTCATCATGGGCGTCGCCGGCTCTCTGACACCGACGGACTCACCTTCTGTTGTGGCGTCGCGGGCGGCGAATTTTGCCAGCTATCTGGCGAACAACGGCTACTCCGACATTATGGACTTCAGCGCCGGAAATATGTGGAATATCGATGGCGTGTCACAGGCGACGATGACGCCATACTTTACCGCTATTGCTGACGCGCTGCACAACGTCAATTCAGCCTATCGTGTCTGGGGACCACCGCAGTGGGATCCGGCGGTTTATGCCAATTCGACGTTCGCCAACGTGTCCAATATGGCCAATCGGTGCAATGGCGTGATCTGGATGGCCTATCACGGCGGCGGCCCAAACAATAATCTAACCACACCGTTGAACACGCTTTACGGGCAATTCGGCGTTAACACCACGGACAACAGCGTCCAGCGCTCAGCACTATCTGGCACACCATTGGCCAACAAGCCGTTCGGCGTCATCGAATATAATCTTGGAGAGAACGATAACCATAGCAATACACTCGCCGAGACCGGGCAATACCACGGAGCGATCTACGCCGCAGCCTACACATATGGCGTGTTCAAGAACGGCACCGGCATGGAGTTCTGCAACTGGCAAAACATCGTCAGATATGTGGACGAGGGCTGTATTGGCAGTGTTCAGCAGGGCAGTAGCCTTACAGCGGTAACGGCTGCTGGGTATTTCCTAGGCAAGGCCGGCCAGTCGCTGTTTGGCGCGGAATACACTGTCTCGAGTTCTATCGCCAACTTGGTGATCCTGGCGGTAAAGCCGACCGCGACGACGTTCGCCATCATGCTGCTTAACTACGATCTGTCGGCGTCACGCACCGTCAACCTCTCGGTGAGCGCGGGCGGTGTGCCGACAGGCACCATATCACGCTGGGAAATCGGCAAGTCATCACCCGGTGGGCCGGTCTCGCCGACCCCAGTGACTGGCACCCAGGCCAGCCTCGCCTCGATCTCCGTCGCTTCGGAGACCGTGGTTATCCTGACGGGAACACTGGCATGACGATCGTTCGCTGGGGCGCCTATGAACTGCCGGTTGTGCTGCTCAATGCCAGCGTGTTGGCAGGCTTAGCCAACACCGGGATCAGCGCGCCAGGCGACGACATCATTAATACCGGTGGATCGCTCTACTGCGATGTCGAGTTTGTTGCCGGGGCGGCGTTCTCCCCTGGCGCCAACGCTATGCTGGATATCTGGGTGTTGCGCTCGATCGATGGCGGGGTGTCGTTCGAGGATGGTGCTGCGGGGTTCATTCCATCGCGTGACGCTGATCTGACGATCGCGGTGCGCACCGGAACATCGATCATTCCGCGCGCCGGTGGCGCCCAGCTAGTTCTACCGCCAGGCCACTTCAAGGCGTTGGCCCGCAATCGCCTCGGCGTGTCGATCCCAGCCGCTAGCCTCGTGCGTATCGCCTCCTACACCGAAACCGCTGTGTAGCCATGGCGCAGCCGCCGTTTGAACGGGCCGCAAGGCAGAGCCCCGGCAAACCGCACGGTCCGATTTCCGTTGACCTCAGCCACCCGCTCGGCAACTTCCTGCGCACAGTGCTGCTGTTCGAAGACAGCCGACTGACGGACACCGCGCTTCCGGCCCGTAGGAACGCCCGCCGCGGCACCATTACCATCTCCCGTGGTCCGAATGGCGCGCAGGCCCGCAGTTCGCTCAGCGGCACCACAGGGCCGGCGAACACACCGTGTCTTACGCTGGCCCCCAAGGATACCGTCACAAGCGCGTTCACCCTGTCGGCCATGGTGCGGTTTTCCGGCATAGGGCCACAGGCAGGTAGCTTCAACTCAATCGGTGCCGGGTTGGCAGGCGACGACACCGGGCGCATGCCGCTATACGTGTCGGTTGCCGCGGGCACCTTTCGCACCCGCGTGCCAGCCGAGAATGCGTTTCTCTCAGCCGGCCAACCGCTGGTCGCCTCGTCGCTGACCGGCTGGCATCGCGTTACGGTCACCGTCACCGGTTCCACCGCTACGCTCTACATCGATGGCGGCACGACTTGGATCGGCACGACAACCCAGGCGTTTGCCGGTTTCACCTTGCGCTCGGTGTTCGGCTCGGATGTGACGTCTGGCATTGAGTGGCCGTGGCCCGCCGCGGACGTGTTCTATTGGACGCGGGCGCTGGCAGCCAACGAGGTCGCGGCCCACGCGCGGCGTCCCTACGCGGTGCTGAAAACCCGCTTATCAGAGCGTTGGCTCACCCCGTCGGTGATCCCCGCCCCGCCAGAGAGCGGCGATGCGTGGGATCCGGTGTTCGACGATAGCTTCGGTAGCGGAGTAGCTATAGGCGTGCTGGTGCAAATCCCTGGCGCTGGCAGGCTACGGGCTACCGCGGTGGTTTTCCAGGCCTCGACACCGGTCGACGCCAACACCGTCATCAGAGGCGACAGTTTTTTCCACGCCTCGGCAAGGGCGGTGAAACCAGCCACGGCGATCATCCGTGGGAGCGGCGGGTTGACCGCTAATGCACTCACCACAGCACCCCACGTCGACTTCGGCGGGGTTGGCGCATTGGCCGCCGTCCCCTCGCGCGTGCTACGGCGGTCGTCACTCAAGATCGATGGCGACGCCAACATCATTGCCAGACCCGGCGTCCGCTATTCCGTGCGTGGCGCGGCACAAGGCAGTGGCGCGCTGCTTACTGATCCTTTCGTGCTGGAGCCGTTTAATCACGGCCGCTATGCTGGAAGGGGCGTCGGCACCATTATCGCGACGCCGATACGCACTGCCGCTCCGCCGAAGATGGCGATCCTTGCTGGTTCTGGGACGCTGCGCGTCAGCAACCTGACCTTCAAAGGCAGCTCCCGCTGCAAGATCATCGGCAATGGGACGCTTATTGCCAAACCGCACGTTCGTAGGAAGGTAAGACTACGTCCGGGTATCGCCGCTGGTATGGAGCCTGACTTCGTCGCCTTCGAGCTGGAGACATTCACGCCAGGATCCGTGCCGGTCGTGGCAACCTACGCCCACGGCACACGCGCGCACGGCACGTTGTCTCGCTTGCCGCCGACCTTGTTAGAAAATACCGAGTTCATCGTCGCCTCTGATCTAGGTTATCGCTCATCGCCGAGCGATCAGGGAGGTGTGGTGGCTTATCCGCCGTTGTTATCTGACGCCTACCAGATCGATGCCGCGCTCACGCTCGAGCCGTCGCGCACGTCAGCATCCGCCGCTTGGGGTAATGTCGTGCTTGCTAATCCCAACCAGCGGTTTGACCATCTTAACGGCTTGCAGAATTCCGACGGGCGGTCGGTTAGGCTGCTGAGCGGAAGCAAGCGCTGGGACGCCACTCGGCAGTATTTCACCGACCCAACATATGCCTCGCTCGCAGTGCTGTTTTCCGGACTTGCCACGCCATGGGCGCTGACAGATCAAGGTCTATCAGTGCCGTTACGCGATGCCTCATATTGGTTGGAAAAACCCCTGACAACCAACCTATACGGTGGCACGGGGCAGGCCGACGGAACGCCGGATCTTAAGGGCAAGCCGAAGCCTATGTTGCGCGGGGGCACGCAAAGCGCGCCGGTGCAGAACATAACACCAACATTGATCGATCCGAATCCTAATGGGTATATCTACCAATATTCCGATGAACCAGGTGTAATTACCACCTTGTATGAAGCCGCCGGCTCCGGTCCGGGCGGGATCTCCTATGCAGGGGATACCACGAACTTATGGGGGGGCGCAGCGCCGATCGGACAATATCGAACCGACAATTCACGCGGCCTGTTCCAACTTGGTAGTCTTCCCGTTGGGCAAATCACCGTTGATGCAATCGGCTATTTCCATACTGCGGGCCAAGTATCCAATGCACTCGACATCTGCCGCTATCTCCTCCTCGAGGAAATGACACTGTCTGAATCGATGATCGACGGCGATAGCTTCACGACAGCTGTCACAGCCCACCCAAACTATGTCGCTGGAATGTATTTCGGGACCGATGAGTCGTGGAGCTGCATCCAGGCTATCGATGCCATCCTAAGTTCATTGGGCGCCAATCTTGTGCCGACGCGTGACGGCCGCCTAAGATTGACTTTGCTGCGTGCCTTAAACGGCGATGAGACGCCCGTCGCAAGCTATGATGAAACTGATATCATCAGTCTGACGCGCCGCCCATTACCGGCAACGCTCGATCCGCCGTCTTATCGGTTTCGCGTTTCCTATCTGCACAATTATACGGTGATGACCGCAATTAACACCTTGTTGGCAGGCTCGGACGCGCGCGTGCAATACGTGCAATCTGCCGACCGCTACGCCACATGGTATGACCCGACTATCCTAAACGCCTATCGTCGCCCCAACGACTTTCAGCCAATGAATGGTCCATTGCTGACCGAGGTGGGTGCGACAGAGGTCGCGTTCGAGCACGGAGCCCTGTGGGGGCAGAAGCGGCGAACCTACAATATCACTCTGCCACGGCGGGAGTTCGGCTGGGAGTTCGGTGATGTGCTGCATATTAAATACCCGGTTGAGGACCTGACCAATGGGCAGAATACTCAGGTCGTCGGCTACTCGCTGCGCGCAACGGACGCGACCGTGACGTATACGGTGCTGGTCTGATGCCAGCGACCGCGGGCATCGGCGGCAACACAGCGCTCGCCTGGAACAACTACGTTTTGACCTCGGTGCTGGTCGCGCAGGCGGGCGGCCAGGCGCTGCCTGTCACCAATCTTCAGATTGAAGTCGGCGACCCATCAACCGCATGGCAGACCGACGCTGGTCAGACCCATGCCACATTATACATCGTGCCCCCAACCACCCAGTCGCTCTGGCGGGCGTGGGCATTATGTCGCACCAACCTAACTTCATCCGCCACCGTCACCGTAACGCTATACAACAACCCTAGCCTGTTCGTATGGAACGCGTCGTTCGACGGAATAGAGCCGGGGTTCGGCCAGGCGGTCTTCATCGGAGACACCGACCGTAAAGCCGATTGGTGCAGCATAGACATCAATGATCCAGGCAACACGGATGGGTTTCTTAACATACCGCTGGTCTATGCTGGGCCAGCGTGGCTGCCGCTCACCGGCCTGGCTTACGAGACCACCTTCGGTGGCGACGCGGGGATAGACGAGACCATATCGCGCGGCGGACAGGAATATCCCAAGTTTCGCTATGATCGACGACGTGGCGAGTTGGCCTTCATGGGCATTCGCCAAAGTGAGGTCATGGGCCAGCTTGCCGAGCTGCAATCCACCGCCCGACGCGGCAACAATATTCTCTGCGTGCCCGATGTCACATCTGAGACGATGACGCAGGAAGCGATCTATGGCCGCGTCTTCGCCACCTCTGATGTCGGGTTCCCTCATGCTGCCGCGGATCGCCGGTCGTGGCGCGCGCGGATAACTGAGCGGGTGTAGCACCGCGGCATTCCCCCTTGAGTCCATTCGGGAGCACCAGCGCACGTGATCCGTAACTATATCCTCCAACGCTGCAATGCGCCTGGAACGAACGCCAATGTGTTATTGGGTTCGGGGCAGGCAGATCGACTGACCTGGGCGCAAGTGTATGGCGACGGTTCGCCGGTATTTTACTTCCTTGATGACGGGACAAAGGCTGAGTGGGGGATTGGCACTTTCCATCTCGGACCGCCCCCGTCGATTAGCCGCGATAGGGTGATTGGTAGCACTGTGGACCCTGTCGCCGCCACCCGGCTTAATTTTCAGGGCCCAGTTGATTGCTACAACGAGATTCCCGGCGAGGCGATGACCTATGTCAGGGATGGCATCCTGCACGCGGCCGGGTGGTTAGACCCGCAATGCGCTGGTGTGCCTATCGGCGCCAGTTGCGAATGGTGGGTGCCAAACTTTGTGCCAGCGGGATGGGTCTATATGAACGGCACGTCACTATCTCGCACGGTATATCCCACGCTGTTTTCCTTGATAGGCGTGACCTACGGCGCCAACGATGCGGCAACATTCAAGGTGCCGAATGTGTGCGAATCGTTCACCGTCGGGCGGGCTTTTATGGGCGGCGCCCCAGGCGTGGGCAGGATGCCGATTGTCAACATAAACGTGCTCGGAGCGGCTATTGGCGATTATCGCCTGCCAATACATACCCATACCCTTAATTGGTCAGATCCGGGCCATGGACATCCCGTGCTTGACCCGAAACACTTTCACGGAACTCCCGCCTATGGCATGTTCCAAGCTCCAGGAGTGGGGCCGGTGGGTGGAGGCCTTGCCTTGACCTTGGATTTTATCCCCGCAGCGCTTAATGCAACCACCTCTGAGTTCTCAAACATTACAGTCAGCGCAAGCCTATCAGGCATAGAATCATCCCCAGGATCAGGGATTCCTCCGACCATCAATTCCACCGGCGCCGGAAGTCAAGAGAATATCCCTCCAGCATTGGTGTGCGACAAGATTATGTATACCGGGTTCCAAGGCAGATGAGCGCCTGGACCGATGCCCAAGGCACTCTGACGTCTGGCCATCGCTATGCCGACGGAATTGCCTGGGCGTATATCGCTTCCGGCATCACCGAAGACGGCAGTGGCCCGCGCCTCAATACGCAGACGTTGATCGATGAGGCATTTGTCGCATTCGGTGATGACCTGCGCGCTGTAGCGATTGCCGAAACCGTGCCGATCGAGCTACTGGTGGCCGCCATCTGCCTGATCTCGGAGACGCACGGCACAGCTGCCGCCGCAACCCATGTGCAATATGTCAATGGCTTCGACAGCTTCGAGACTACACCAGAGCTTTGCTATGCGGGCTGCACTGGCTTGCGCTGGGACCGCATCACCCAGATTGTCGGAGCGACCACGCTCGAGAGCTATCTTGCCACCCCGGCCACCGCAATCACCGCCGCTGCTCAGCATATGCTTGCGGCGATCACCGAGACACGATTTCAGCCGCCGATGATGGCTTCGGCGTATAACGCTGTCGGGCCACGCTATGATGCCATGTCGCCCTGGCGCATGACACAAGGCGCGCAGATCACCAGCTTTATCGGCTGGTTCAATACCGCCGTGCACGCGTTGCAACTCAATCCCACATTGGCAGGTGCGGCGCCGAGTTTTATGGCAGTGCTGTCCACCATTGGGCCGCCTAACCCTCAACTCATCAC